AATTGCAACTGTTCCTGTAGTTAAAATAGTACGTTGAAGAGTTAATCCATAAGGAACAATAGTAGATACTAAAGAAGATGCAGCAGATGAGGTTGGGTTCCAAGAACTTACTTGACTTCCCGACTCTCCGCGTTTAATCGGGTTGGCCATTAACTAAACACCTGCCCTGATATAACGCCTTGATCTGTATCATAAGTGGCGGCAATAGAAGTTCCTATTGGTCCTTGTAATCCTGTTGGTCCTTGTAATCCTTGATAATTTCCATATGCTTCAAACCACTCAACACCATCATATGTATAAGTTCTACCATCATTAGTGTTTACCCAAACTTCTCCAACATATGGAGGTACTGGTTGAGCAGAGCCAATATTAAATGTACCTTGGGCGCCTAACAGACCTTGAGTGCCTTGTAGTCCTTGAGTTCCTTGTGTACCTTGAGTTCCTTGAGCACCCTGTGTGCCCTGTGCGCCCTGCACACCCTGTAAGCCTTGTGTACCTTGTAATCCTTGCGTGCCTTGTACGCCTTGTAATTGCGCGTAACCAAACCCTTGAATACCCTGTAAACCTTGAACACCTTGTAAGCCTTGAGCACCTTGTAGCCCCTGTGTTCCTTGAACTCCTTGCACACCTTGTAACCCTTGAACGCCTTGTGGGCCTTGAGCACCTTGTAGACCTTGAACCCCCTGTACGCCCTGCGCCCCTTGTAGCCCCTGTGCACCTTGAATACCTTGAGTTCCTTGAGGGCCCTGAACTCCCTGAACTCCCTGAACTCCCTGTAATCCTTGTAAACCTTGTAATCCTTGTGTTCCTTGTAACCCTTGAACGCCCTGCGTACCTTGTAGTCCTTGAACGCCTTGCGTACCTTGAACACCTTGTGTACCTTGAACACCCTGTAATTGAGCGTAACCAAAACCTTGCGTACCTTGCAGACCTTGACCGCCTTGCAATCCTTGAACACCCTGTACGCCTTGTGTGCCTTGAGCACCTTGCAACCCTTGCAGCCCTTGAACTCCCTGAATACCCTGCACACCTTGCGTTCCTTGTGCGCCTTGCAAACCCTGCATACCTTGAAGGCCTTGCAAACCCTGCACACCCTGAACGCCTTGAGTACCTTGAACTCCTTGTACGCCTTGAAGCTGTGCGTATCCAAACCCTTGCGTTCCTTGGACACCCTGTGTGCCTTGGGCGCCCTGTGTTCCTTGTAAACCTTGAACACCTTGTAAGCCTTGAGTTCCTTGAGTGCCTTGGGTTCCTTGAGTCCCTTGCGCGCCAATAGCCCCGCCTTGACCCGGGCCTACAACAATAGTGCTGCCAGGTGATTGGGAAGGAGATACTGCTTGTACGCTGATTACGATTGGAGCCTGTGGTATTACAGTAATGCCACAAGCACAAGGAGAGCAGTTACATGTAGAACAATTACTCAAGGGTCACCTGCTGTACGGTGAATACCTGACCATGAATATATGTGACCTCATAGTTAGGGTCCGTAACAGAGGTGGCCTGTAGGTCCCAAAAAGCGCGGACGGGCATATACGCAGTGTCAGTTTTTGTAAGGGATAGTCGAACTTTACTTAAAGTAGAACTAGTTGAAAGCGTTGTAATTGTAAATGTTGCATATAGCGAAGGCGCGTTTGGATAAGTGCGCACCTGTGATTTAAATATATAGTTTGTAGTATCAAATGGAAAATCAAACTCGCATGTAAATGAATCGCCCTGATAAAGTACAAGGTCGTATAGCTGACCGTACGTAGGCATAGGGCTTCTACCTAACAGGTCATTTTGTATGTATACGCGCTCTGGACGACGTGCGTCATCAATCTCTTGAGGCATATAAATAGGAACTAACTTATTAGTTGCGCGTGAGATTCGGCGCAAGGTGCCCATTTCAATCCGCCACAAACCAATATTAAGTTGCGCGCATAGAGTTTTATATTGATCCCAACGCTGTCTAATCATATCTGTTAGCTGTTGGTATCGCTGTGCGCGTGGGATTACTACACCATCTGGCGCGGTTATATTGATATCAAATGCTGAGTCTGTAGCAAGCACCCAAAGGGCTTCAATGACGGCCAGGATAGAAAGAGGATATTCTTCTACAGGCGGAATAGAGCTGATGTTAACGCTTGAGCCGTAAGAGTCAGTGCGGTTGTATGTGTGCTGGGTTACGGCGGTAGTAATAAAAATAGTTATATCCGTATCAGTAAAATAACGATATCGAAGCCCTGTGATGACTATAGGGGCGCCTGAAGCTGGGGCTGTAACAAAGTGGACTACACCAACATCTTGTTCAAGAGTGTAGTCAGTAGGGGTAGCTTTTACTACGTTGGCTACCTTAACGTATAAAGTAGTTGGGTCTACAGGCTTTCCTTCAAGAGTAAAGTCTTTGGTGGCGCCATCGCCTGTGGCTGTATATGTAAATTGAACAGGTTGGTCGCCAAGTTCGAGTCTAACTCTTGATACTAGGTCTGTTATTAGGGCCACCTGACGCTCCTCACGCTACTGTAACAATAATACTTGTATAAACGAAGAAGCGCCCCGTAAACAACGAGGCGCCCACTCCGATAGATATGTCTTAAATAACTCCTGCGAGGTATCCCTTTTCTTTAAGATGAAGGGCTACAGCTTTAGTTACTTTGTAACGTTGACCAGCTTTAAAGTTGAAGTTGTTACCGACCCCAAGGGTCATGTTTTCAATATCTTCAATTACACGGATTTCAACATTTTCATCACTTGGCGCGCCTACAGTTACTGGCTCATCTACTATAACTGTTTGACGATCAGGGGTAGTAGCGTCAATAACATCAACGTCTAATGAAATCTTTGCCTGGGCTGTTGCCATAGACATTTCAGCTGCACGGTCTGCTTGCGCTTGAGCATTATCTGCTAAAAGCTGTTCGCGTACACGACCTGTTGCATCAGTGGGCTTTGCTTTTGTTGCCATTAAAGTTCTCCAATTCAATATCTCGGTTAGATAAAGCGGGCTCTTGCGAGCCCGCTCTTTAAGCTATTTAGTTGTAATTAGTTGGTTTCTGCAATGATTACAGATTGGTCAGTGATTAGGCCAAGTCCGAAGATTGAGTACCAAGCAAGTGCGTGCTCACGACCGAAGTCTAGAATACCGCCATCGCGGAGTTCTACTGGAAGTGAGATTGCGTGACCGAATGCGTTATCTCCAATGAAGATAGCTGAGTAGCGATCAGATCCACCGTTACCTGTGTAGGTAGCAGGGGTTGTGTAACCTCCACCAGCAGTAACAACAGGTGAAGCAACTGCTGTATCTGTTGTGTATGATGCACCGGCTCCGCCAGCAACCTTTAGAACTTGTGTTGTTTCGATGAATACTGTGTCGTATAGACGACCAATTTCACCTAGCATGAAGTTTCCTGGTGCTGCGTACTTTGTGACTTCAATGAATTCTGGATTGTCACGAAGTTTACGAGATTGGTGTGGGTGAACGAAGCAGACGTAAGTCTCGCCCAACCTTGGGATGTTCTTGGTTGCTAGTGTTTCCACAGCATCCTTAACAGTGTGTGGTGTCAAGTAGTATGCACCAGTCATTGAAGCACGAGTTGTGCCCTTTGAACCGTCTGCGTACCAGTTGTTAACAGCTGTTAGGTTTGAGCGATCTTCACCGTAGATGGTTGAAGTAGCTGCGTATAGTGTGTCGCGTGAAAGCTGATCTAGGTAGATAGCCATGTTACGACCAAGAAGACGTGAGGCTGAAGCCATTACGTCATCGAATGATGCGTTAAGTAGAAGTTCTGATACTGCAAGAGCATATCCATGCTCAGCTACAGTAATTGAGAACTGTTGCGCTGTAAGCGCGTTGGTCTGCATACGTACGCCTTCAACCAATGGGGCTGCGAAGCCGAGGTTGTTGTAACGCATGAAGTTAATTTGAAGACCAGGAGCAACTCCTAGTTCGGTCTTCTTTACTGCAAACTGCTCAAAGCGAAGAATTGGCATGGCCTGGAATAGAATTTCCTTTGACCAGATCGTTTGAATCGCTTGAGTTAGCTGTGTGTTTGTACCTGAGTACGCTGTAGGTGCTGCGGCAATATTGCCGGTTCCTGTGATACCTGATGCCATTTAGCTATGACTCCTTAATTATTTGGGGTTTATGTGTTTTGTTTAACCCAGTAGTCCGCGGGTCTTCCCACGAGCAGAATCGCTCATGAGTCGGTCGCGTACTTTGGCGTAATCGTTTACCGACATTGACGCAATATCTTGCGCCGTGAACTGACGTGATTCCGAATATGTGTCCAACGGTCCAGATGCAGGTAAGGTTGCCCTTGTTCCTGTCATCTCTTTGCGAGCATTCTGTGTTGCAGATAATGCATCTTGCATAATGCTTGCAGATTGTTCCTTAAGCGCTTCCACACTTGCTTGGATTTCTTCAGGAGAATCTCCTTGAATGTAACCAATAAGTTGCGGAATTATATTCTCGCGCTCTTGTTCAATAACCTGACGACGAAACTCGTTCAAGCTTGCAAACTGACGTTCGCGCTCCAATAGAGCGAAGGCCGTTTCACGTTCTTGACGCTCACGAGCCAACTGCTCACGCAACTCATCCGCGGTAAGCTTTGCAAATGCCTTGGCGTCCAAGTCATT